TTGGCTCCGACCGTATTTTGGCTGGTGACTATACTAGTTTCGATTTTTCCCTTCCTGCGCAAATTGTCTTAGCAGCTTTTGACATTTTGATTGACTTTACTCGGAACTTTCCTGACTATACGGACGCGGATCGTTCTATTATGAGAGGGATTGCTACCGATATCGCCTACGCTTACGTAGCGTATAATGGTGATTTGATAGGACTGTTTGGATCTAACCCTTCGGGGCAGAACATGACAGTCTACATCAACGGAATATGCAATTCTCTTTTGATCAGATGTGCGTTTTTCGATTTTGTTCAGGATGAGAAACAACCCCTTTTCTTCAGTGACTATGTAGCTATTGTCACTTATGGAGACGACTTTAAGGGTTCAGTTTCTTCCAAGTCTATTATGGAGGGTTTCAATCACATCTACGTTGCCAATTACCTGGCCAAACATGGCTTAAAGATGACCATGCCAGACAAATCATCTACTCCAACACCTTTTATGACGGATAAGACCGCTGACTTTCTGAAGCGTAAGTCTGTTTACATTCCTGAATTGGGATGTAGTGTTGGGGCCTTAGACGAAGACTCTATCTTTAAATCTCTACATGTGGGGATGGACAGTGAGTTAGGTGATGAGGAACAGTGTGTTTGCAATTTAGAGGGCGCTTGTCGAGAATTCTTCTATCATGGACGCGAGATCTATGAGGAACGAAGATCTCAACTAGTTGAAGTTGCTTGTGAACACAATTTATTGTCATGGTGTCCTCAGTTGAAACGAAATTTTGACAAGGAGGTACGCTTTTGGCGCTTCAGATACCTCGGTGAGGCGTTTGATGAAGATCCACACTTCAGACATCTTAGTGATATAACCGAAGAAGGATCCTTCTTGGAAGGAAGTGAAACTTATCCCTCTGACCGTTCGGATGATGGTCATTCTGTTGAATAAATCCCTTGTGTATCTGGATACCATATGACGTATTTATCTACTAGACGTTAAAAAGGCTTTTACATTTGAAATACATATACATATTTTACATATTACATGTCCCCTTTTTAGGGGTGGGTTGTTGCCCAATAGATAGGTTGGGAGGCTGAGTCGCTTCCCCACTAAAACAAATATGACTCACTAGATTAAATATATCAAATAACAATACAAACGAAGTGACTAAGAACCACTTCACAACCGC